AATAAACTCATCCCCCGCGAAGCAGCAGTAGGTTCCCCATTTGAGGAACTAGAAGGAGTAGACTTTGCTTATGGCAAGGCTGTTCATGCCGGGATGCAAAGTCTTTTCATTGACCAAAACTTTGATAAGGCAATCTGGGAAGCTTTCAAAGCTTGGAGTATTGGGCTGGATGAAGTTAAGAAACAAAAAAGTTTCTGGACTGCATTGCAAGCAATCGACAAAGGACAAACTTTAGTTAAAGGATTGCTTGCTCAAGGTTGGATTATTGCACAGCTTCAACACAAGCCCGCGGTTGAAGTTAGTTTTACTATCTCCATGCCGGATGGCTTTAGATATCGTGGTCACATAGACTTGATTCTATTCCATCCTGAGCGTGGAACTTACATGGTAGTTGAAATTAAAACTACTGGCTTTAACAATATCCATGAGGCAATGTATGGAAATTCCCAACAAGGACTTGGATATGGAGTTGTTATTGACAGACTCTGCGGTGCTCAAGCTAGTATTACCATTCTTTATCTTGTCTATAAAGTTGGGAGTGCAAGAGAGTGGGAAACCCTGCCTCTGCCTAAATCTAAAACCCACAAAGCTATGTGGTTTAAATCTATTCTCAATGACAAGAGAGAGATTGAAGCAATGCGAGCAAGCAATTACTATCCGATGAGAAGCCAGGGTTGCTATGCTTTCTTTCGGCCATGTAATTACTACGGACTCTGCACACTTCAGAATTCTCGCATCATTCCGCCGGGTGTGCAGCCTAAGAAAGACACTACAAAATATGATTTCACATTTGATTTCTTGGAACTTCTTGCATCACAGCTTGACATAAACGAATATTAGGAGTATTATATAATGCCACAACCACGAACCCTGAAAAAGGGAGAAGTTATTGAAATTGATGGAGTGCAGCACAGGACTTATTTTAACTGGAAGAAAGCAGGATTCCAAGTCCAGAAGGGAAGTAAGTCTACAAAGAAAAACATAGCAGGTGTTGCACTGTTTAGCGAAGATCAAGTGGAAGAAATAAAACAACGTGAAGAAGATTGGCAGGAAGAAGAACAAAGAGACAATGACTTTGGTCTCAATCACTTTGGTCTCAATCCAAACGATTAATCTAATCTAACCTAACTTAATCTAAATTCAAATGAACCTAGCTGACATTGACCCCGCAGAAAACGCCTTCCGTAAGATTCTAGTTTATGGCCCACCTAAGTCTGGTAAAACCAAGCTTGTTGGAACTCTAGCTGAACGCTTCAAGCTTGATTGGATTGATCTGGAGAATGGTTATAAAACTCTCTTTCAACTTCCGAAAGAACTCCAAAAGAATATTAACATCATCCGAGTTCCTGATTCTCGGGAGTTTCCCATTGCAGGACAAATGCTTTGGGCAGTAACTAAGGGAAATAAAGTTAAAGTTTGTGAGAAGCATGGCAATGCAAACTGCCCACTGTGCTTGAAGGATCCCGGCTGGGAGATTGAATTAAACAATCAGCCCATTGATAGAATCCTAGTTATTGATTCTGCAACTCAGCTTACTATGTCCATCCTTAACCGGATGATGAAAGATGCGTGGGCTAAAGACCCAGAAACAAAACCTGAATGGGATAACTATCGTGAGATGGGTAACAGGCTGAATGGAATCTTTGGTCAGATTCAAGCAGGGCGTTATCACTGCATAGTAATCTCGCATGAAGTTGAGATTATGAATGACAAGACCAAGGAAACTAAAGTCGTTCCTGTTGCAGGGACTACAAATTTTAGCAAAAATTTTGGGAAGTTTTTTGATGACATCGTCTATCTCGAAATCAAAGACAAACGCCACCAGCTTGGGAGCAACACTACCTATAAGCTTAATACTCTCACTGGCAGCCGCGCGGGTATTGACCTTGAAAAACTTACAGGTAATGTATCTCTCATTCCATTTTTTGAGCAGCCCAACTTATCAAAGGCGGTTGTTGGAACAGTTGGAAAACCTTAGACTTAATCCTTACAAGCTGATGCCAGGCTTGATGAAATTAGTTGATGAAGCAGCAGAAGCAGAGAAGCAAGGAAAGAAATTAACCTTTAAACAAATCGGAGAATGAAATGAAATTCATATATTATATTGTATCCATGATTGATGGTAATGTAACTGGAACTGATGATGGAGAAGTTGCAGAACAACTTCGAGACAGTGAAGAGCATTTTGTAATTGAGCCAGAGAAAAACAAATGGCTTCAACTTGATGGTGAAGACGTTGAAATTGAAATGTATGGAATATGAGCAACCCTGCAGCGTTCTCCGTTATTCCTAACCTTGATGCACTAGCTATTGCTGACAAGGCTGACCCAAACATTCTTATTCCTGTTCAAGCAACACTCGCTGATTGGACTTTGATTCTAGTCTTTCTCCGAGCTAGTATTGATAACGGAAAGATTCTGAAAGACCTCCCAGAGATTACAGCTACTAGCTTTGTTAAGGTTCTAGAAGATGCAATCAGGAATCAATTGCTCTATGGAAATCCTAAAGGAAAGCAACAATGATCCTTGGTTTAGTTGGTAAGATTGGCAGTGGCAAAGATACATGTGGTGATTGGCTAGCAACACAGCATAAGTTTCAAAAGAAATACTTTGCTAAACCTCTCAAGGATGCAGCTTTGGATAACCCGATAGAAAGGTGCGTGATGGAGATCCTCGCGGAGAACTATCGGCTGAAGGCTATCGAACATGCGGTATGGCATCTGCTCGACGACTCAGAGAGCAATGGCGCGATCGTAACGATTGATCTGGCAATATCCGGCGGGGCGCACTACAAGAGGCTGACGGAACTGCTGCCAGAGGAACATCCAGCCCCCGTCAATTCAGTTATCTTTTGAATTGCACTTGAATATAAAAGAGCAGAAGTTTCTTTCTTGCATTGTAAATGGGCAATCTGTGACGTTAGATTTCAGAATGAGATTGATTGGATTTATAGTGTTGGTGGTTATATAATTAATATTGGCCGACCTAATAATCCAATTAAGCAAGGACTCAGTGGTGCAGTTAAATCTCATGCAAGTGAGCCAACTGAGTTAGTGTTTAAAACTGAACGAACTTGGAGTATATTAAACCGAGGAACACTTAATGATTTAAATATTACTTTACAAGACGTATACGACGGAATTAAACTGGCACAAACTATTAATTTATTTAAAACTAAGGAACTTAAATCATGAGCGAAGCTCAACAGCAAGACTTTTCTTCCATTGACCAACTGCTCGACGCTTCGATGGATGAAATCTCCAATGCACCGGAGTTTATGAATCCCCCGAATGGTGCTTATCTTTGCACGGTAAAGAAAGTTGATACCAAAGCTGAGGTTGGCAAAGAGGGTGAGAAGCGCAGGGCTGTCCGGCTGATTTTCACTATTGATTCTGTGGTGGAATTGGCTGATACTAATGAAACTCCGCCGCCGGTTGGTGCTATGTTTTCGCAAACCTTTGGTTGGGATGCGAAAGCTGCGGCAGAAGAAGGCCCGCAAGCTGGCTGGCGTTGGTTGAAAGGTGCAGTGAAAGGTGTTAGTGATCAGCTTGCACTCCCGAAAATGAGTGATACTCTTGCTGTGCTTGAAGGTAAGAAAGTCACCATCGCACTGACGCTGAATGATGGTAAGTATGTGAACATTAAGACCCTGCTCTTGGCAGAGTAAGAAAAGAAAGACTCCTGACGGAGAGTAGTGATTGGTTTTCTGGTAGGGGTTCCAAGTTACATCAAAAACTCCTACCATTTTTTTGCCTGTTCCCCGCAAACACACTGAAAGTTAGTATCTTGAAACTCCTGCTGGTAAGTGACTTTGAAGATAAAGAATATCTTGTAAATCTCAAGTTCCTTCTCAAAGAACACCAAGTCTTTGTTCATCAAGGCTGCCCGCAAACTGTATCCGAGATTGTTTTTAAATGTAAAGCCCAGAAAGTTGACGCAGTAATTACCTCAAATGAAAACTTCCTCCGTAAGATTATTCCCACTAAGGAAAAACCGAAACTCTCTGACTACGCCGGGAGTATCGTGGACATTGGTAATCAGGCTAGTGGTTTTCTGGAGTGTCTCGTTATATCTCCTCTTGCACATATTCATACTGTCCGTCATGGGCGTTTTCTGCTTGAAAGATTTCTTTCTAAACTAACTAAACTGGAGCTTTGGAATGACCCTCTTGGGAAGTTTGGATGGACATTGGGTGATAACCCTACTGTTCTTAACAATTTTTATAGTCTGCTTGACTCTGCGATATTCGTGGCTTCGGACATTGAAACGAGCAGAGCCACCAAATTCATTAACTGTGTTGGATACACTGCTGTTCTCGACAGGAATACTGCTAGGACTATTGTCGTTCCTGTGGATTCTCAATTTAATCTTGCTTATATTCGGCAAGTAAATGCACACCCTATCCCGAAAGTTTTTCAGAATGGTCTATATGATAATAGCTACTTTATCTATGGGCGTGCTCCTGTTACTAATTGGTATTTTGATACTCAGCATCTTTTTCATTCTTGGTTATCTGAGCTGCCTAAAGCCCTTAGCTTTATTGTCAGCTACATGCTCAGAAAGCAACCATTCTGGAAAGACCAAGCAAGAGAAGGGGATTTGGAAAGCTACTATGAATATAATGGACGAGATTGTTTTGGAACTGCCTCGGCACTTATAAAACTTCTGGAAGAAATGCCAGATTGGGCAGTCCAAAACTATACCGACCATGAATTTCCTCTGACTCCAGCTTGTTTGAGTTGTGCACTGGAGGGACTGAAAGTAGATTTAGTTGAACGAGAAAGAATCCGCAAGGAGCAACAAACTAAACTGGATGAAAACATTCGAAGCTTGGGAGTAATGAGTAATACCCCGGGGTTCAATCCGAATTCTCCAAAGCAAGTTGCACAACTTCTTACTCTCTGTCAGGTAAAGAATGTTAAATCAACTAAAGAATCTGAGCTTCAGAAATTTAAGTTTTATAATCCACTCGCTGGAAGATTCATTGAAAGAATTCTCGACGCAAGAGAACAAAGAAAACTGCTTTCCACCTACGTTGAATGTGAACTTGAAGGAGATAGACTGCTGTATAGTCTTAGTCCCGGGCTTACCGACACAGGAAGATTGGCAAGTCGAGCTGGATTTCTATGGAATGGAACACAGATACAGAATCAGCCGCCATACGCTAAGTCAATGTATATCGCTGATGAAGGATACGATTTGGCAGAAGCGGATAATGAGCAATCAGAATCGCGATGCACTGGCTATCTTGCTCAAGATGCAACGCTTATTGCTGCTGTTGAATCCGACAGAGATTTTCATTGCACCAACGCTAGTTTGTTTTTTGGCATTTCATATGAAGAAATCCTTGCCGAGCACAAATCAAAAAAAGATTCAGATAACCCCAACGACACTACTCGCTATCTTGGAAAGCGTGTTAATCACGGAGCAACCTATAACATGAAGTGGGCAGTCCTGATTGACACTATGGGGCTGGAAAAAATCTTCCTAGCTAAAAAGCTCTTGAAGCTTCCCAGTGTTTGGACTGCAAGACAAGTAGCAGAACACTTGATTAAATGTTATGAGCGTGCCTATCCCGGGATTAAAGGAACTTACTATGCCGATGTTGTTTACAGAGTTCTCACACACGGTTTACTTGTCAGCCCGTTGGGTTGGACTAGGAAGTGCTTCGGAAATCCAAAGAAAAATCCAAGAGATCTTAACGCATACGTTGCACATGAACCGCAAAACTTATCCGTTGGAATCATTAATCTGGGGTTTAGAGCACTTTTCAGAAAGCAAATTGAGTGGTGGCCCAGGTTTAGACTTAAAGCACAAATTCACGATAGTATTTTGTTCCAAATACGGAAGGACTCACATAACCTTCTCCCGGAAATTTCTAGTATTTTGCAGCGTCCAATTAAAGTTCACGGCAGGGTATTAGAAATCCCTGTCTCAATGAAAGTAACCGGCCAACGATGGAGCGCAACTAAATCATGAAGATGCACGTTAAAGCTGTCCACCTAGCAGGAGATAAAGTAGGAACTGCTAGTGGAACTAAAATTAGAATTGAATACAATGAACAAGAATTTAAAAAGTTTGAAGGCAAGTGGACTTCTGAGGAAGTTGCTGTCCTACAACAGGCTAAAAGTTCAGAGCGTTTGAGTGATAAACTATTCATGCTCTACATCCTTGCAGCTAAGCATGAAGGATTGAGCGCATTTGATAAGACAAAAATCTTAACTCCGAATGGAGAAGAAATTCATGGCACAGAAATTAAAGATAATCCTGAAAGAAATACTAAGCTGGAGTCAGGAATTATCATTGATCGGGGTTAAGACTCTGATCGTAGGACTTATGTTTGTATTCATTGGAATCTTCTTACTAAAGGTGGGGCTGTGGCTAAATCAAATCTTGTAATCTACCATGCTAATTGCGATGATGGCTTTGGTGCTGCATGGTGTGCATGGAAAGCTTTGGGAGAGAAAGAAACAGATTACTTTGCAGCAGGTTTTGTCCGGCCATTCTATGAGTGGGTAGAAATTCTTAAACTATATTAATTCTAAATCCGCTGTCAGGGAAAGGAATGGCATGTATGAACCAAATCAAAAACAAGAGACCAAAAGCCCCGCAACAGAAAGCAGAACTGAAAGTTTTTTCGACCACTATTTTGATTTCACAGCCGAAACGGAATCACCTATTATCTATCATCGTTGGTGTGCAGTTTCGTTGCTTGGAGCTATCTTGGGTAGAAAATATTATATACACTTGGGACACGAAACAATTTATCCTAATTTCTACACAATGCTTATCGGCAGCCCCGGCACTCGCAAAAGCACAGCTATTAAAATCGCTAGAAATCTACTTAAAGACTCTGGTTACAAAACCTTTGCAGGAAATAAAACCTCAAAGGAAAAGTTTCTTCAAGACCTTGCCAGTGGGTTTTCGGTGGACGGAGTTGGGGACGGTATTTTAGGCCAGGAGATTACAGCATATGAAGAAGCAGACGAAACAGAGCCGAGGGAAGTCTACGTTGCGGTTGACGAAGTCAATGACTTTATTGGCGCAAACAACCACGAGTTTATATCCCTACTTACTACGCTGTGGGATAACCTGCCTTCGTATGCACATAGAATTAAAACCGGGAGAAGTGTTCGCATTACCAAACCGACAGTTAACATCATCAGTGGAAATACACCAACAGGATTCGCCTTGGCATTTCCCCCAGAAATTATGGGACAAGGGATGTTATCTAGACTTCTCCTTATCTACGGTGAATCAAATGGAAAAAGAATTCCTTTCCCTGAGGCACCTAATGAGATTCTTAGGAATCAGCTCATCCGGAGAATTGTCGAAATTGGAGCAAGAGTGGAAGGGCCTTGCCAAATCTTACCGAAAACAAAAGCTTTGCTTGGGGAGATTTACAAAAAGTGGGCGGAGATTGATGACGCAAGATTCAAAACTTACAGCACCAGAAGATTCACTCATCTATTAAAGCTTTGTTTAGTAGTTAGTGCAAGTAGAGGAAGCACAGAACTTTCTGAAGAGGATGTAATCTACGCTAACAGCATTTTAAGTTTTGCAGAGCAAGGTATGCCAGCAGCACTTGGAGAGTTTGGAAGAAGTAAACATGCAGCAGTTGGGGGAAAAATCCTTCAGATTCTAGAGGATGCTGGCAAGCCTGTTAAGATGCAACAGATTTGGAAACTTGTTCACAGTGATTTGAACCGCATTGAAGAACTTGGAGAGATTATTAGAAACCTACTCCAAGCAGAAAAGATTCAGATGGCAGTAGATAAACTAGGCTATCTTCCAAGAAAGCAAGTAAGGCAAGTGCTTACAGGGACTTTAGATTTTAAACTACTTAGAGAATCGCAACTATGAATTATTATGAATTAGTAAAAGAGTTTGAAGAAACTGCGGATGGGCCAGAAAAGAAACCCATGATTGAAGGCACCCCGCAGGAAATCCTGAATTTAATTATCAGCCTGATTCAAGAAGAAGTAGTGCATGAATTACTTCCCGCATTGGAAGCAATGAAAACTGGAACTCAAACTATCGAGAAGCTTACCCCGGTTTTGGATGGTATGGTGGATTCTATTTATGTTATCTTGTTTGGTGCAATCAAAATGAGACTTCCAATTCAGGAAGCTTTTGTTGCAGTGCAAGAAAGTAACATGAAGAAGTTCTTCCCTTGTTCCTACTGTAAGGGTGAAGGATGTTTGAGCCAGAAAACAACGGTAGAAATGATTGATGGTCAACCTATTAGTATTACCTGCAATACGCGGGGATTCGAAGTTAGAAGGAACCAAGCCAAAAAGATTCAGAAACCTTTTGGCTGGAAAGCCCCGGATATTTTTAGTGTTCTGGTAGCTAAGAAATGGCAAGAGATTGCTGCAACGAGAGGGAAATTAACTAGCACAGAAGAGGCTAGGAAGGAAGGAATTAGCTATGGCTGAACCCCGGCCAGATAACTGGATAGTAATGACTGCAAAGTTTTTTCTAATTGTAGTTGCTCTAAGTGCAGGTGCAGGAATAATCGTAAGTCTAATTAAATCAATCTAGGAGTGTCCCGCAATGAAAACTAAAGTTCGCTTCACCATTACCGCCACTGTTGATCGCATGATTGATATGGAAAACTTCAAGCAAGCTGAAAGCATTGATGAATGTATTGAGCAAGAAAGCGCAGAACTTCAGGAACGGCAAGCTGCAAGTGAGGCTTTGCAGGATGCCGACCTGATTGAAGTTACTGCTGTAAAGTTACTGGCGTAGAAGGAATAGGAGTATTTAGAAAATCAGGCAACTCACCACCCATGACTGTTTGCATGTTGCGAACAACAGGGTCGGTGAGTTGTGTTTTCATTTTGTTAACTACAGATTGATTTGCACCAAGCATTTGACGGTGAACCCAACCGTTAAAGTTTTCAATCCTTCCTCCGGCAGCTGCGTATCCCGTTGCCATTTCTCTCCAATCCTCTGTTGAGAGAGTATTAATCTTATCCCCGGCAAGTTTGCTTTTTACTATGGCTCCGTAAGTTTCAATCCTATCCTTGTCCAGAGCTTTATATTTTGCAAAACGATACATAGAATCAAGTTGAATTGCCTCATCCAAAGGTCTGCCACCTAGAATCCTTGAGGCATTAGACCAACTTGCAAGGTCATTGTTAGAAGAAATAAGATTGCCAGCATTAGTAGTAGATCGGCCCGATACAACTTGAGCGATACCAGCAAGAGGCCGATTGATACCATTGTGAGCAAGCCCATCCAAAAGGATTTGTCCATTCAATCCCCCTTGAGTAGTTCTCTTAGCAGTTTCCCAAACAGTAGAAGCAAACCTTGCAGTGGCATTTACAATCGGAAGCTCTAAAACCGAGGTAGGAATAACAGTAGCATACCGCGGGGTTAGATCGCCCCTAGAATAAATGTTAGTGTTGATTGCATTGGAGCCGATTCCATACATAATCCAATCACCAATATCCTTGCCGACAACTTTATAGGTTCCAGAGATAATATCCTCATGGCCAGGAGTATTGTTGCCGACAAGATTGGTGTTAATAGCGTAGAAAGCAGGATTAGATTGCAGACCATAGAGAGTATTCTGCATCCCGAGCATCATGCCAACAGCTTTCTTATCCCCGGTTTCTAGGAATCTAAAGGCATTTTGAACAAGGTTGAATTGGTAAGTTTGGAAGAGGCCAATAGCATTACCAACAGGGCCTTGGAATAAAACTGGACGTTGAGAGGCAGTAAGATTCCCCATTACCCTGTTGAGGAATGTGTTTTGGTAGGATACAATTTCCGCTCTTGACAGCCCCGCAGCAGTTCCAATCTGACGCATGATATCCGCAGCAATGAATCTAGTAAATCCTTGGCTCCAATCATTACCAGTAACTTTGACTCCGAGATTAACAAGGGCTTCGCCTTTCTGTTGGAGATAAGAAGCTGAGAGTTTACTTGGTTCAAGTGTAGCGGTTTCTGCCATTTCTCGAACTGCATCAAGTTCTGTTTTGAAAAACTGAAGCTTTTTGTAATCTTCAAAGATAGCCTTGTCTTTGAAAAAGGTTCCAATCGCATTGCTAACAAGTTTAGGAATTGAAGGAATAGCCGCACCTTCCACCCCCGGGATTCCTACATTCATTAGGGACGAAAGCCTGCCAACAGCTTCAGAATTTCCAGTGATAGCCCGGCGGATATTGCTAATTTCAGGACCCAAAATTGTAGGCGTTGAAAGAATATTCATCAGAGTATCCAAGAAATCCAGCCGAAGAACGCCAGTAGCCAATGCTCCGTTAGCTTTCTGAATAAATCCTTGAATCACAGGCTTGGGAATAGAAGTATTAGCCAATGCCAAATCAGCCATAGAACCATAAGGATTCTCATAGCCGTATTTTTTCATAATTTGGTTAGCTTCTGCCCAACCAATCTCACCCTGCGCAGCTTTGCTAAAAGCAGACTTAATGCTATTCCAAAGAGTTGTCCCCGAAGATTCAACAAACTCATTAATCTGACTTAGGGTTTTATATTCTCCAAGCTTAGATTGATTCAATCCAGTGTGAATCATATCCTCGTAAGGATTTTTAACAGTGCGCTCATTGATGAAAGTCTTACCTTGCGAGGTTGCAATGTTAGTGTATTCCTTACCAAGCTGGCGAAGTTCTGCAAACTCTTGCCCATAGCGAAGCTCTAACATTCCCCGATTTAGATTTGAAATTTGGCTATAGTGCCAGCCATTGAATTCATCCAACACATGAGAGTCAGTCCGAGGAATAACATCCGAAAGGATTCCTTGGCGAGCAAGAGAGTTGTTGATTTTGAATTCATTAAACATCAACTGAGAGTCATACTCCCCTTTGATTTTATAGAATTCCTTAACATCATTCTTGGTAAAGACTTCAAACTGATCGCCAAAGCGCTCTTTAATTAGCTGAATCTTTTTAGCAAGTGAGTCTGCACTGGAAGCTACGATAGCGTGCTTTTCACTGGAAGCCCCGAATTTTCCAACAGGTTCCGTAACGAAGGCTACAAAGTTTTGCTTTGCAGTATCAATCGGAGGAATGTAGATTGTAGAAGAATCAAGATTACTGATCTGTCCCCGGGCATTGACTAATTCTTTGATCGAGGCTACGCGAGTAGAGTTAATCTTGGTATGAGTTTCCAAGTATTTAAAGACTTCAGCCGGCATAGTAAATACATCACCCGCGCCGGGAGCTGGAATTGGTTGTTGTTTTTGCAAGGCTTTAGCAACAGCTTCCTGATACTCTCTACGAATGATAGAGTTCTCAGGGTAGGTTGCAAGTCCAAGGTTGTCAAAAACATACTTACTGGAACTTCCACGGAGCTTGTTAACTACCCCGTTAAATTCAGCCATAAACTGCGGGGAATTCCTAATAGCTACTTCTACCCCAAACAGAGTATCAATGGCAGCTTGAAAATCCTGTTTAATTTTCTGTCCAACATACTTTCCAAGCCACTCCATTTCAGCTTGAAAGGTTCCATAGTTAGCGGAGGAAGAAGTAATAACTCCCTGAGTAATGTCAGCAGGATTAGCTTTCCTTGCTTGAGCTGTTAAATCCCGCGGAAGATCAGCAGAATCTGGCCCAAAGAATTTATCCGTAGTAGTAAGGGCATTGGTTTGGGCTTGCTTAACCCGCATGTGAACATCCAGAATTCCTTCCATTACTGGCCGGGACTGGACTGAAACCGTATCGTAAGTTAAGACTGCGTAATGTGGTGCTTGATAGTCAACCTTACCAAACAAATTCCAAGCTCCACCAGAAGCAGTGTTTTCTACAAATTCTCTGTCCACGTCTGCAATACGTGCAACTTCGTCTGCATTTTTTCCTTGGAGTAAGAGATCTTCAACAAGCTTTTCTTTCTGCCCTCTAACATAGAGTGCAAGATCTTCATAAGATTTAATTTCTACACCCCCGGGAGCACCAACAAACTGTGCATCCTTAGGTTGTTCAAGAAGTGCTTTCTGAGCTTTGCCCAAATCTTTAACATCAATAACTTCATTCACATGAAGCTTAGGAGCAAGACTCCAAGAAGTCCAATAAGTATTTGCTTCAATAGGGCTAAGTTCAGTGAGGTCAACATTCTTTCCTGGAGCCTTGAAGTTATGGCCACCAGCAACCAAGTCCCCGGATTTAAGCCGAGTTACTCCCGCGCCTTTAGTTGCAAAATCTGCAACAGTAGGCACAGGCTCAGTAATAAGCAAATCACCATGAGTGGAAGTTTGGCTCATATCCAAAACAAGCTGATTACGCTCAAGCTTGAGAGGATTTACACCCCAAGAATTAGGATGTTTAGTAGTAGGAATCTCAGGATTTCTAGCCGAGGCTAGTCTACTAACCTTTTCAACGCCACCAATAACCCCGGCAGCGTCATCAAGATTTCCAATAGAGTCAATATTGTTTTTCAGTGCTTGACCAAGTTGCTCATCTCCCCCAGCTAAGACGTTGAAATCATTAGCAATGTTCTGGTCAATAGTTTTTCTGGAGCTTTTGGTAAGCCCAACTTGTTTGGGGTCAGTAGGACTAAGCAAAGATTCAGGGCTGAGCAGATCATCTTTTCCTGCTCGATCAACATATTGTCTTGCAATCTTAGTTCCCCCATCGAGTTTTACTGCACCAATCTGGGGAACAAGTTCGTATTGCCTGTTTTTGCTGGTTTCCAGCCTGAGGAATTTATTCAGCTGTCCTTTAACAGCCGCATACTCGATTACTCCACCAATGGTTCCCCCGAGGATTCCAGCAAAAATCATGTTCCTGCCAGAATCCATTGCTAGATTCATCCAATCTACTTCTTCCTTATCAAGGGCGGGAGCAACTTTCATAGTTGCCACAATGGCAGCTTCAAATGCCATAGCATCCAAAACTTGATTTCCTGCACCAAGCAGAACTGCACGAACTTTGTTTGCACTCAGCGTGTCATAAACAGTCCCGGCAGCAATCTCTTGTTTTGCAAGGTCGAGGAATTCTTTTTGTTTGGAGCCAAAGAGGCCAGTAGCAACTTCAAAGTTTTTGCCAAACTTTCCTGCTTGAGCAAAGCGAAGTGCTTTAACACCAATAGTTCCAGGAACCAGCATTGCAGCAAGCTCACCAACAATACCAATCCCCGCGGAATTCTCTGAATAATACTTTCCTAAATCATCATCAAAGTATTTTATTGCATCTCCGGTCTTTACATACTTGGAGTCTGCACCAAAAATGTTTCCAACTGCAACAGCGGTGTTATAGAGGGAATTTCCTGTAGCAATCAGTGAGGCTGCTACACCTTTAGTAAGCCCATCAGAAAGCTTATCTACAAAGGTGCCACCATTTGTTTGAAAGATGGTGTGATTATTGGCAGCCAAAATCATAGGATTTACTGCCCCAACATTATCGTCTAAACCAAGTTCTTCAGCCATGCTAGTTTCCTATTATGTTTGTTAGAGGAAAGAAAAAACTAAAAAAATTTACTGAGCTTCTGCTGGAGTTAGAATTCCCTGTTGAGCACGAGCAGGGCCAAGTTTACCCCGGATTTCTTTACTAAGATTCTTAGCTTGCAACAAAGCCAGGAAACTGCTCATTGCTGCAGGGTTAGTCATATCAATATTAACTGTAGTGCTAAAAAGATTCTTGCGGGATTCAAACTTCCCAGGAATCTCCACATCATCTGCCGCAGCTGCAATGCTGGTAGGAACTTTAATCTGGAGTGGATAACTATTTTGCTGCTGGAGTCCAACAGATTGATAATTATAAACTCGATTGTTAATTGAAGTTCCAAGCTTGTAGTAAGCTGCAAGATCAGTTACAGCCTGCTCCCGAGAATAGCCATCCTTCCCAATCTGAGCAACTACTGATTGTGCCAGCACAAGATCATTAACTTGCTGGTGCCCGGTTGCAGTATTAAGAGTTTTAAGAACCTCTTTGAATTGTGGGTTGAAAGGAATCGGGCCAGAATTAACTGCTTCAGCCATAACAGTAGGAGAAGGAATAGCATAAGGATTATCCCCGGCATTGCTTTGGGGATTATTCCTCATAATCTCAAACTGCCCATTGATGTATTGATTCTTAACAATAGCTTTAGCTTTATCCGTGGTAGCTAGCGCAGTAATCTGTGCAGGTATCTGAGATTCAATGTCAATAACTTTCTGCAAAATCCTGCCCTGACCATCACTAATTTTAGCCCGGGGAAGCAGTTGAAAAGCTTTCATTGCATCAACAGGATTATCACCAAGCCGGCCAGTTGCCACAACTTGAGCAATGACAGATTGTTCTTCCTGTTTAAGTTGTTCAAACTGCTGCGGAGTATAGCCAACAGAAGCAAGATCATTCCTAAAGCGTTCTGCTTGTGCAGTTTTAGCTTTAAGAAGTTCATTGCGTTCCCGGGAATTAGCAAGCAGCACATCCCGATAAGCTAATTGAGATTCCAACTGTGCAATAGCAGCAGCTTCAGTAAGCCCACCACGAGCCAAAGCATTACGATTGATACTCAACTGGCTAAGAGTTGTAGCTTGTGTCATTTCAAGCTGTGCAACTTCCATTTGGCTCTTAGCAAACTTAGCGTTGGCCTCAGCTTTAACACCATCTGCGCTAAGAGTCGTTGTTGCAAGAGCATCAGTAGCAGCTTGGCGTTGAACACTAGTGTTAAGCTCATTGACCAATCGAGCTCTAGTATTGATTTGGTCAACACCAGCGTTATATTCAGTTTGCAGCCGGGGAAGCTCAGCAAATTGTGCACTGAGAACTTCCATAATCCCATTGTCTTGAATGTTTTTCTTTTCAAGACCTGCAATGGCATCAGCCCTAGCAATATTCATCTTGCCAAGGTCTTTAATTTCCTGCAGGGTCTGCCCTACAATGTAGCCAGAATCATTAGGATTAACTCCCGCGGCAGTAGCATTGCTAGAAACCTGATTTGCTTTGGCAAGTTCTTGGTTTCGCAAATCAATGCTTAAATCTCTAATAGACTTTCCTGCATCCGTAGCTGCTTGAATTCCACGTTCAGAAGAAACGCGGAAAGCTTGAGTAGCTTGGTCAACAGCAGTAATTGCATCCTGATTGCTTTTAGCAAGCGCAGAAGTAGATAGTCCAAAAACCCCAAGGATTTTATCAACGGTAGAAACTTGAGTTGAATCTTCCCCAGGAGCAACAGGGGCAGAAGTAGGAGCACGAGCAACATTGTTAACAGATTCAAGTCTACTTCTAGTTCCATCAGAAGCTAGAAGAACCTGCTCATAGGCTGCACGAACCTTAGGAACATAGTTGGCAGTTTCAGAATTGTTTGCTGCTCTGCCACCCATCAAAAGTCTTCTATTGACATTACCACCATTATAACCTGCCAAAGCTGCGTCAAGATTTCCACCCGCCATTCTCATCTGGTCTTGAAGAATAAGTCCCCCGGCCAGAATGTTGAATTTTGGGTCCTTAATGTCTGCACCTGCTGGAATTTTGCCTTGCTTTTTTAGATTATCAAATTGTTCTGGCATAACCTGCATAATCCCCTTAGCACCCCGGGGAGAAGTTGCATTGATGTCGCCAGTTGTGTTTTCTACCATCTGCACAGCCCTAAGAATCATAGGCGGCAAGCCTAGAGTTCTTTCTACTTCACTAAAATCCTGACCATAGTCTGCAACAGATTTAGTCATTAGAGTTCCTCAATTCTTAAACAATGGTAGGACTGCCAAGATCACCAGGAGTATAGTTAGGAAGTGCATCAGGGTCAACAGTATTAAGAGCGTTATACTGATCTAACCAGCCCTGAATATCAGACCCAATCTTTTCTCTAAACTCTGTATCTGGTTGATATTTAAAGTTCTGCTTGTAGGGAACAACTACGCCATCAGGAAGTTTAGAGAACAAATCTCCATATTCCCGTTCTAGTTCAAGATTCTGTCCGTCGCCTGGCTGCAGCGGGAATTTAAACAGCTCTTTTGCATTAGCAGAATAACCAAACCAGCTACCGTCAAAACCTTTATTTGAAAAGCTACCATCAACTGAGTAACCTTTAGGTTCTGCCGGGGTTTTTCCGCCAGCGGCGCTAGAAGCAAGACTTCCAAGAATTGCACCAATAGCAGTTCCAATGCCGGGAAGAATAGCAGTTCCAATAGCGGTTCCAACAGCACCCCTCACATCACCTTGTGCAAGTTTAAAGAGCGCACCAAGATAAGGAACAAAATTTGAGAAAGATGCACCCGCAACATCGGCAGCAGTTGCTGCGCTATCAGTAGCTAGTGAACCACCAAATGAGAAAGGGTTTTCTCCAAAAATAGATGCAGCATTTCCGGCACCGCCAAGCGCACCAAAGATTGAATCTCCAGAGCCAGTGATTCCACTAGAAATGTCAAAGCCACTAGACGTAGCTCCTGCAGCATTACCAAAATTAAATGCGTCGGAAGCTCCAGAACTCCCGCTTAGAAATCCGGAAACTCCAGGTTCTCCGGCAGCATTTTGAAGATTCCCGAAATCGAGTCCGCTAGTGCTGGGTCCTGTGCGAAAAAAGTCCCCAACGGAGCCGACCCCCTCAGCGGCGCCACCAAAGTTAGGGTTGGACATAATAGATTCTACGAGTGCAGCAGGATTAGTTGAACCTAAATCATAGCTAAATCCTGGAGTAACTCCACCACCAATTCCTAGATTCTGTCCAACATCAGTAAGTGGCCCAAGTCCACCAGCTTGCACAGTTGCTTCTAAAGGACTGCCAGCAGTAAAGTCAATTGCTTTATCCCCACCACCAAGCCCAGGAAGTTTAGTTCCTTTTAGATAGGGTGCAACTTTTCCTGCAATGTTAGCAGCCGCTAGAATTTTAGATGCAGGACTTGCACTTTGAGAACTAGAAGCAGAAGTCCTAGCAGTATTTCCCGCGTTTGCAGCAGCATTAGTTTGAGCCGCTTGAGCAGCAGCATACTTAGCTGCAGTATCAGTTTTAGCAGCAGTAGCTTGTGCAACAGCCCGAGCAAAAGCATCATTACCAAGAAGCTGAGCAGTAGAGGAATTATAACCTCCAGTGGTTGCTTGAGCTTGGTAGATTTGTGGCAGTTGAGTTTCCGACATTTGCTTAAAGATTTGAGCTACAAGTGCATCAGTATCTGCAAATGCAGAAGCTTTTGAAAAGTCCCCGGAATTTGCACGATTAACAGCACCCCCAAGGAGATTATCAATATTGGCTCTTGCCCCGGGAGAACCAATAGTAGAACTCTTTTTATCATACTGTTGAGCGAGTGTCAGCATTTGGGTTAGAAATGCATTAGGGTCACTGACTGGAATCTTCTGTTGTTCAGCCATGATTTAGCCTTAGTCCTTTCCTTTAAGTTTTTCAACAGTTCTGTAGGCGCCAAGACCTAACATGCCAAACAGCAGTGTCATAAGAGTTTCAAGTTCTAAAGAGGGTGCTTCACGCCACATCCAAAGATTAGTTCCAAGCCAAGAAAGAATTGGGCGCAGCATAAGTTGGTAGAAAAGTCCACATGCACAAACCCAACCTACAGCAGGACGCCAGCCAGAAACAAAAAGATTAGGACTCTTTGCTTCCTCAGTATTAGTTGCTGCTTGAGCTACTGCAAGTTGAACCGCAGCCTCAAGCTCTTTAAGCTCTCTGGTTTGGGTTAATTGCATCAATTCATACTGAGCTTTAGCAGCATCAGCAGGGTCAGGAAAGATTCTAGCGATAAGCTTAGAACCTAACTCAAAAATTCCAGAGAGAATTAAAGGATTCATTTGATTCCTTCGTGGGAAAGGCTGAAGTGGTTACCATCTACTTTAACAAAGTCACCTCCCCAACAACAGAGGGGATTGAGAGTTTTCCAGTAGCTACCTAAGAAAGCATACATGGAAGAATCCCGCAGATATTCACCATCTTTAAAAAGATTTAGGTCAACTGCAAGTCTTTTGCAATGCAAACTATTAAGAATTCCTGAACCATTCTTAACATTTAGCGCTGCCTGTTCTGGAGTTCTATAAGCTTCTCCGAAAGAAAGTTCATAACCCATGCGGTAAGCATAGTCTATCAGGCGTGCTACATAGATCGTGAACTTTCTTTGTTTTTCGGAGAGAGTCATTTTACCGTTCCTTAAGCTTTTTGCGAAGTGACCCCGGCATTTGAAGATCTAACTTTTCCCTCTCAGCCGGGGTCAACGTAAGAACATAGGTAGCTTCGTTTAAGCTTTCAATTATGGTTTGTTGTGTTTCAACGATTTTCGTTTGCTTACCATCCATCCCGTGAAGGAAATAACCCGTAATGGCAGCACCACTGACCAACACAACAACGCATATGTCATAATTGCGTATCCTTAAAAGTTTACTTGACCAGGGGACTGGAATCTCGACTGACTTTCGCTTATCGTGAATATTGGTTCTATCGTTGGAATCACAATCTTCTTCAGCCATTTTTTGCTCATTCCTCAGTCCAAATAACAGTGATGTAAATAATGCCACCTACAAGAGTTGCACCGTTAAGGTTGATTGAAATTCCTTCAGCAACCCCACGGAGAGTAATAGGACTAACTCCTAAGGGTTAACAGTAAAGAGCAATTCTGGATTAAAATAAAGATCAGTGGTAGAGAGGGCAAAGCCAACAGGTTGAATAATCTGACCACTCCCCGCGGGTGCAACCAATGTTTTATCCCCATTTACAGTATTAAGATAGTAAATGGAGCCAATCGTAAGTCCACTAAATCCACTTGCAAGACCTTGCATTACATAAACTTCTCCAAAGTTTGCATTAAGAATTCCATTTGGAGCGTATGCAAAGCAAGGTTTGGTAGTATTTGAAGCGTTTGCATTTCTTATCTTCTGCCCTCCAGAGTTATGAATATTGCACATAGCTCCAGCAGAAATATCTTCACTAGCTTGCAAGTAAAGCCGATTACAGTTTTGTGGATAGATAGTTTGAGCAATTGTTACCTGTGGCCAATCATCTTGAAACTGCGCTACAATTCCACAAAAATCTGTAAAGGCTTGTTGCAAACTCAACATCGCATTATACATTGCTTGGAATTCCGCATACACCACAGGATCTTTCATTTCCTGCGGGGGGCTATCTGGAATAGCAAGTGTAAATGGACTGTTAACCCTTGATTTAGCCATAAACTTTACCTATCTCCAGCGTTACTGCCACTAAAGATATAAGTTACAAGATTAAATGCACCATAAAAGTAAAGCGTGTGGTTTTGTCCTGTAACTCGGCAGCCATAAACTTGGAGATCTTCTCTGGTTTTCTTAAGTGTCAGTGTGTTTTTGGTTGCAAAGTTCTTTCCGTCATAGGAAGTAAAAAGTTTAATAAGGAAATTAGAATTAGTTAAGTCAACGTTTTCAATTTCCAAATCCAACACAGTTAAGAGTCTGTTACGAATCAGTTGGAACTTTCCAATCAGAAGAACAGAATCTGTCTGGAAGTTTCCTAGATCAAAGTTCAGAATCTGAACCGTCCCATCCTGCTGGAGAAAAGCTATATCCCGTTTAGGCTTCGGAGAAGTTCTTTGCTGCTGGCTGAGTTGGTCATAAGTTGTCCCGGCCAAATCATCGTAAGTTCTGCCCTCAAGATCGTCATAGGTTTGCACGCCGAAAAGATTCGGAGCGTTCCATGCAAACACATCAGTATGAGTTAGCTTAAGTTTTCCAAAGCGTTTAAGATTAAGATCATAAATCAATGCATGAGTAAATAGGCCGTTATTAACCCCATAAGATAGGATGAGATAGCGAGCGCCAATAAGTGCAAGGTTAAGAAAGAGGTCACTGTTAAGATAAGTTCTTGTAAATTCTTCTGTAACAGGGTTAAAATCCTCGAAGATTCTTGCACTAAAAAAGTCTGCGCATTCTGGAAAGATTCCTTCAGCCGTGTTACGAGATACTTTTTGAAGTCCCTTAGTTGTCCAAGCATAGTGTGCTCCGGCTCCAGTTTCATAAGAAACAACTTGAGGAGTTGTAACTCCCCCGGCGAATTGGATTTCTTTCCAAACCCACGGAAAACGAATGTTTCCAGTGTAGCCGCCGTAGACTGCATTTTGATTGGTGTAAATGCAATAGCCACCAGTCATAGGCAGAACAACTACAATGTCACCTTTAAGGTCATTAGGGGTAGAAGTTCCTGCACCCGTGGAAAGCGAAGGAGTAAAATTAAGCAGTGTAACTCCAGTTACTCCACCCCAAAAGAGTGCATTATCTCCATCCCACGCAATGAGATAAAGACCTGAACTACAGATTCCTTTAATATTTGCAGCAACTAACCCGGTAAGGGTTATTGGATTCATTGTATTAGTTACAAAATTATACTCATAGCAACCAATATTTTCATAAAAGATAAAGGTTCTTCCCTGAACTTGGGCAGTAGTTACCAAGCCAGTTTCAGGAAAAGACCCTGGGGGAAATGGAGTAATAGATTGCCAAGCATTATTGTTGGAGTTGAAGAAATAGTTTGAGCCTGCCCCGGGGACAAAGATTCCTTTGTTTTGGTCCGTGTCAGAGATTGGAAACGCGTGGTCAAAGTTATTTGCATCAACCGTGTATTGGTCAATAACTTCTCTGAAGCCTACAGATTGCATCCCTTGACCAGTAGGAACTACGTTGTGAAGATAGAAAATCTGGGGGATGCCAATATCTCTATCAGCATCCTCCCCAGCAAACCCCGGAACCTTAGCAAAATTTTGGTCCATTTGGGGGTTAATAATAGTCCTTCCACCAAACGCGGAAACTAAAGGATACGCTGCTGCATTTAAGTTACCGCGAAAAGTGTAATATGGCATGATTACTGACCGTCTCCACCACCATCACCACCACCGGAGCCGCCACCATCGCTATCTCCACCATTAGTAGCTTGGTCAGCACCATCATCAAATGCGTGATGTTCTTTCCGACCTTCAAGAGGCCAGATAGTAATCTTAGAATTACCGGAGACTTCAATTTCAAGAGTTTCTGCGGGATTCACATAGCGCAGATTTTGAATGTCAGTCCCATCAATTACTTTAATTTCCAAACCAGCGGCTTGATCACCAGGAACAGTAACAGAGAATTTCATTTAAATTTCCTTTTGAGTTTGCTTACGGGGCAGCCCATCAATCAGTTTAGGTTGCATACCATTTGCAACTTTTTGATGGTTGGGCATTTCATTATCTACAATCACATCAGGGTCAAAACTTGGAACAACCATCTTACCACCAGCTGCAACTGCGTATTCACTAAATTCATGCGGAACTGCGGGGGTTCCATCAAGTTTATGAATCTCAACTACATTACCATCAACTACTTGCTGATAACCTAGCTGCCCTGCAAGTTGTCCTGCTGTAAATTTAATTTCAATATAGCCATTCATGAGATTTTCCTTTCTACCATTTAACAATACAAAGTCCTTGAGTACCATTAGTTTCAGCAGTTCCGCCGCCACCGACCCCAGCAGGGACAGTAATTAAAATTTCTTGCCTCCCTTTAACAGTTACAGGCTCGTCAACATACCAGCCACCACCACCAGCAATGCTACCACCACCCCCAAAACCTTTTCCAGCGCTAATTGAGCCACCAGAACCAAAAGGAGAACCACCACCTGTCGGGCCAATATTAGCATTATAACCATTTGGACTCCCACCAACACCAGCAGCAGTTCCGCCGGTAGTAGTTAAAAGGTTTCCAAAAAACGCAGCAATTCCAGTAGTAGTGTTACTTCCACCACCAGCAATCAAAGTTACCCAAAGTAGATATACACCTTCGGGCACTTTAAATTTTTGATTTGCACCAACTGTTTCATATTTTTTAATCCCATGCACGATATTGGGTCTAGCATTTAACATTAAATCGATATTAGGGATAGAAAACATGATTAATAATCTCCCGCATCCGGCAGAGAAACAGCATGGCCAGCAGCACAAGCAGTGCCGATAGAATAATAAACCCTATAACCTGGGGTCATAATAAGTCCAAGCCAAATATCATAGATGATTGACTTAGCAACTTGACTGATTGTGTTAGAAGCAATAGTTTCTTCTGCAACTAACTGGTTGTTTGTAGCCACAGTTGGCGTTGAACCATTGTTAAGGAAGAAACGCATAACAGTTGCTACGTTAGTTCCACGATGAACAACTCTAGCACGAGGAACAGAACGCCCAAAATTTCCAGCAATCGCACTTCCATTAACACCAACAACAGCTACAGAACCAATCAGCTGCACAGTGCCAGTTCCATCCAGTGCAGTGTTGGCACTTAGAAGAACTGTTTGGTCTGGAAATACGCTCTGGGGCAGAATCGGAGAAATCGGAATTTGGTTAGCCACAGTAAATCCTTCCTAGTAAACCGGCATGCCAGCATTAAAAAATTGGGTATACATAAAACTTGACCCGCTAGTTGCAATAACAGAAGAAAGTTGAAGTGCAGCAAACCCTGTAGGAATTGCATAAACAAAGGGTGTGCCACCAAAATTAACACTTACTTGATCGTTAAGATTCTGGATGCTTGCTGCGGGATAGTAGGTTCCGATCAGGCTGCCAGCATAAATAACCCCTTGACTTACATTGTTTTTATAAAAGGTTATTTGATCAGCATCCAAATCCATTGCAACACCAATAACATCCCCGGCAGCAAAAGTAGCGCCATAAGCTGCGCTGACAGAGTTGTTAAATCTTGTTGCATCCTGCCTGTAGGCAAATCCCCCGGAATCAAAGCCAAGTTGCTGAGCTAATGTAGAAGTAAGCTTAGCAACTCCAAGATTGATAGGGCCAGTAAGGGCAATAATTGTAACTTCCCAATAATACTTTCCACTGCCCTTACCAATATTAGCCCGAACACCAGCACTCAAACCATCAGAAAGGTTTTTAGTTGCAATTAAATTCCCCCCAGAGAGCGTAATGTTTCCACTCTTGTCTGAAGGATTCCACTGTGCAAGCGTAGTTACTAGGCTGATGATCTTTTGCTTCAGTGCACGAAATTCTGGTGCTGCATTTGAAGCATCTACTGAGCCTGTTGGCTGTGTCGGGTCATCAGGATTAGGAGTATATGCCATTTAATTCAAACTCCTGCCGGGATTGAGTTAATAAATGCATCGCTTGGTGCAGCAAAAGCAAGCTGAGAAACTGCAATTAGGTTTGTTTGACTGGCTCCACTATTATTGGCCATAGACATAGAAGGATTACCAAACCCTGCAGAATTCATTGTAAATCGCGGGGTGCCTCTACATACATAAACTACTGTGTTAATAGTGATAGAAGTTAAAAACCCAAGAGTGCAAAGAATTTGATACCAAGTAGCTAGATCAACTGGAATTGGAGTAATTGTGTAGTTAATTCCACCAGTATTTCCATTCAAGACTGTCCAACTATGAACCTCTGCTGCACTAAAGCCATTGTTTGTTACAGTTCCAGTTGTAGCTACTGCAACTCCATCAGTTGGCCCCCAAGCAGTTGAAATCTGGGGAGGAACATTGGGAGTAAAGAACATATCCCAATCTGCAATCTGCCACAAACCATTACCAGTGAGGCTAAAATAGCGCAGTCCAGCAACCCAAGGAAGATAAATCTTTCTCTCTGATTGGGCTGGAATTGAAAAGGTTGCAGTTACTTGTTCAGTTGGTGCAGCTACTGCGCTGTTCTGCATGGAAAGCGTAAAGTTTTGCAGCAAAGTAGTAATATTTCGGATGGTTACTTCCATCCAGGCATACTCAGAAATCTCACCAATCGTGCTAAAAATTGCAGCAACCCCAGAACTAGAGTTTTCTAGGATTTGCTCTTGGGTATTCCAAGTAATATTGGATTCTAGTGTAAAAAACAAAGAACCCAAAATTGAAATTTCTGCAAAATTACCTTTCCAAGTCATGCTCGCACTTCCTCTTCCAAGTAACTTACAGTGAGAAGCTGAATATGTTGAGCTACAAGATTGTCATATTTCTTCTGCTTATCATCCTGGCCTGCCATTTTGTAAATAATTGCCTGTGCAGCGTCAATCAAAATATAAGGATAGTTATCTGCAATCCAGGAGCTATATTGATTGGGATTAATGTTAGGTCTAGCGTAGTAACCTGCTAGGATGTATTGACTGTTTAGATTGGTTCGACAGTTAATCTGCATCCCCGCGGTGTAATAGCAATTTACCCTGAGTGAATTATAAGCGTCAAAAACATTATCCGCAGGAACAGGGTCTAACTTTCCAATGGGGGCTCCAGTATATGCACCTGTAAGAGGGTCATATGTTTGAACTCCATACATTTGGAGATACTTAAGTGCTCGAAAATTCGGAAGCTGGTCTGAAATGCTGATTCGAAAATTATACTGAGAACTGCCTAGATTGATTAGTTTTTCACAAAGGTCAAACTTCCAGAACTCGAGAAAGTGCATCATCAGAGTTGCTCTGAGCAGTGCACTCCGAATCTCAGCTTGAAATTCGGGGCGATTTGTTTCCAAAATCACCAAGTCTTCGAGTTCTGAAAGGGTTGTCATGACCTGTTTCTTTTCTATTTAGCTTGATCTGCTGCATTTCCGCCAAGATCAGCGGAAGTAGTAATGCCACCAAGAACAGCACCAGTTTGATTCGGAACAGGAGCGTTTACATTACCCGCGTTCTGTCCGTTTTCTTTAAGTTTCTGGAGTCGTTCTGCATCTTCCTTAGCCTTCTGTGCAAGCATTTGTCCTGCTGTTTGCACTTGTGCTTTAAACTGAGTTTCCGGAACAGGATTCTTCGGCTCAGGAGCAACCTCCGGAATATGTTCTGAAATGTTCGGTTGCTTACCAAGAATCCGTTCAAACTCTGCAATCTCTGAAGGTTCATCAGTTTCATAAACCCCAAAAGACCCTAGTGCAGTGGGAGAAAAAGTAATTGTTTTACCAGCAGCAAAAATAAAAGTGGAACCAACAATGCTGCTTTTAAAGATTCGAACTTGACTCATTTTAAACTCCTAGGATTTAAGAAAAAAATGGGTGGGACTTAAAAGGTTTTAAACTTAGTGTCCCACCCAAACCCGCACCACACGAACACTTACTTTAAGGTTTGATTTTTTAGTTGGATTTTAACCAATTACAATTTTAAACCTGAATGGAGTATCCCTAACCAGCGCATTAGCATCAGCTGCCAACATCGCTGCACTCACCCCGGCAGTCACAGCATACACATTTCCGTTTACTGTAATTGACGTAATAATCGGGGGAAGCTGAACAATAACTTGTGTAGGACTAGAAGTGTTTTGAATCCGGGGTCGAAATTGATCTTTAACAAGTTCAGTTGCATTAAGCGCACTTGCCACTGTAATGTTCTGACTTGCATCCGGAACCCGCGCACCTTCACCAGTTACTGTAACAGAAGATACTCCAGGAGGAACTTTAACTAAAGCCATGTTTCATTCCCTCCTGGATTTCTTACATTAACCTGCAGCCGGAGCAGTAAAGTTGTATTGAATGTTATAGGCCGCCGGGTTACGAACTTCACAAGTAAGCTCTGAAGTCAGCGTTCCACCAACAGCGTCAATACCATTGTCAACAACTTGACCATCCATGTTAAACTCTTTGCTCATGGTTTTCCGACCTTGCAAGTAAGCAAGGCTGAAAGAGCTAAGATCAAGTGCAACTCCCATGCGCGCCCAAGTAGTATTGGGGCCAAAAGCATTAAACAGCGGATGTTCAACAATCCGGAAAGTTCCCCGGGCCGTTTTAATCGTGCTGAATTGCAGGCCATAGCTGGTTTGTCCATCTTGAATGAAATAAGTTCCATTCAGACGAGCAATGCCGTTAATAACCCGGCGAGCCGTGCCCCCAACAAACCACACACGCTCATTCGCGACTTTAGGGTCAGTCGTTACGTTGAAGCTAAGATCAAGCTGCGCTTCAAGTTGCGTGTAGTTAGTCGTCCCACCAAGAGTAGTTACGTTAGCAGCAGAGTTGGCAGTAACAATCGAAATCACACCATCCATCGTGTGGAAGGGTTGACTGTTACGAATACCAACAAACTTCTGACCCCAGAACAGGGCTTTTTCTACGTCTGCTGCGTGGAAAGCCGCACAATCTTGGCGATTCTCAGCAATGGTAGTATCACCAGCGATAACTTGCGTAGCACCAGCAGTGCCACTAACAGCCCAAGTATTACGGAAGATTTGGGTATAGTTAGTTACACGAACCGGATTGATTGCCAGAGCATTGGGACGCAACGAAGCTTCCTCAAATGCGCTACCAACCATATAAAGTGCAACGCTGGCACCAATTGCAGCAGCAGCAACAGTTCCGACCTGGCGAGTAACAGAAACTTGAGTCGGAGAAAGCACGCTGTTAACAATAATGTTCTCGCCCGTGGTATCAACACGGAAGATCATACCAGCAAGAACGTTGGTGGTGCTAAGAACAGTAAATACGTTATCCGCAATGGCTTGACCAGCAGCAGTCAAAGTCATTGAAGGAAAGAGCATGGTTTTCGTAAAGAATCCATGCTCAAATTGCAGCGCAGTTTTGCTTGGCAGCATTGCAGTAAGACCAAACAAAGGCGCGCTACCATTAGGCATCAACCGCGTAATCATGGAGGCAAAAGATTTCCTCGCAAGATCAGGCGTTAGGTTGGTAGTACCACTAGTCCAAATACCCGCAGACATAAATATCTCCTAGTTCTTTTAAAGTTGGTTCAAGCCGTTCCAGCAAACAAGCCTTCGAACGAAATAACAGGGCTAGCAGTGACAGCAATATTGGTTCCGTTTGCAGTCGAGTTCACAGAAACAGTAATAGCCCCGGTTGCAGCATTGACTGCAGTAATCAAGTTCGGAGCTGCACCAATACCAACACCAGAAACAGCCTGACCAACAGCAACGTTTTTCACATCCGCCAAGTTAACAAGTTGCAGAGTCGGGGATGCGTTAGTCGTATTCATCAACACTGTTGCTTGTGGTTGATCGCACTCAACAGTAACAAGATAACGACGGATTACAGAAGCAGCAACGTTCACCGTGCCAACGGTAACAACACCAAAAGCAGGCGTAAAAGTCATTGCAAATGCAACACCGTTTACATAAGTAAACTCATAAGCTGAACCAGCAGGCGGAGAACCAAGAGCCAGCCAAATGTTATTGCCAGTGTCCGTAGTATCTATAAAGCCACCAGCCGGGCCAGTTCTACGAACAACACCACCAGCAATAAGTGCAGCAGTAAGAGTGCCAGCGCCAACAGTAGTCAAGTTTTGAGAGATGTAATTACAAGGAATTACATCTCCCATTTGCGGAGGCCCACCATAAACTCCACCTTGACGTTGACCAGAAGGTAGAAAGAGACCCATAAAAACTCCTATCTAAAATGTTTTGTTAGCCTTGAAAGGGAGATTGGTTGCTCATCGGCTCATTAGAAGTCATGAGAGCTTCCCAATCTAGATCATCAGTCCCGTTGACAGTTCTACCACCAACAGGGTCATTAGGATTTCGTTTACCACTTGAATTTTGAGCTTTTCCGGTAATCAACTCTGCCATGCCTTGCATTACTTGTTTGGCTTGGTCAGCAATTTGGTCTGGCGTTGCACCAGGAGTTTTTGCGTAAAGTTGACTGGAAATAGCTTCAAGAATGGGCTGAACTACAGGGTTTTGAAATGCAGGGTTATCTCTTGCAATTTGTGCCCGGGTCATAGATTGATTAACTTGACCCGGAATTGATTCTTTCATTGCCTTACCACTATGTTCGTAAGCACTTTTAGCCAAACGATTTGAAACATTTGTGCTCATCATCAAAGTGCTTTGCACAGTCTGATTCAAAATCTGGCTAAAAGCTTGCATATCTCCAGAAAGTGCTTTCTGCATCAATTCAGGAGAAATATTTCTTGCTACATCTACAGTTTTAAGTTGCTCTTGCAGTTGTTTAGGATCAAGATTGAAAGGGTCAATCGCTTGAACCGGCTTTCCATCCGCGCCTGTGGGAGTAGTAGGAGTTTGCCAAATATCCTTAAAGTTATCAAGTGGAGATTGGGGCTTGCCTTGATTGTCTGGATTCCCATCAGCACCCATTTTAGGTTCATTGGGGTTAGGATTTTGGGAAGGATTAAGATTCCCACCATTAGGCGCAGGTGCAGCCCCCGGAGTAGTTCCAGAATTAGTAGGTTGATTTTTTCCATCCGCAGTAGGAACTTGCGGAGCTTGTGCTTGATTCTTGCCAAAGATCATTTCCATTACGCCAGCCATTTTAACTACTCCTTAGTGGGGGTTACAACATTGGATTGAACTTGCGGGGGAGGTGTAGATTTCGCATGTTCAGAATCTAAAAGAAGTTGCTCCAAAACTTTAATCATGCCAGTTGCATGAGCTTGGTTTTGGATAAAATCTCCGGGACTGGCAGGGTCAAAACGAAGTTCTAACATACCTTCTGCCAAATCCGCGATTAGAGTCTGAATTCTAGCAACTTGCAATTCAGTAAGTTGTTCAGCTTGATGTTGCTCAGTTGGAGTTAATTCATACTTTGTAAACTTGGATGGAACTAATTTCATGCTGGTGCTCCTGGGGCTTGCGGTTGCGGAACATTTGGTTGTTGTGCATTTGTCATTGCTTGAGTTTGAGCAATGTATTGCTGTTTTTCTTCTGGTGTGCGCTTAAAGTCATCAATAAACTTAGCACCTTGACTCTTAGCCCACCAAATAAACATATCAATTGAGTCATATTCAGCTCGCAACCCGGGGTCACTAGCAATAGCTTGCAACACAACCTGCATGAAACTAGAATCCAGAATCTTATCCGTTGGCAACATACCATCCGAGATTTGGAGTTCCAATGAGGCTTTTCTAAGTGCTACAGGGTCAATAGCAACACCCCTACCTTCAGTAAGATTAAAGATTGAGCCAGCACCCTGGAATTGCAGAACATTAGTTTTCAGAATCTCTTTAATCGTAGTCATCATCTGAGCTTCAATAAAGAGTGCAAGAGTTTGAAGTCTAGCATTGGAGTTACCCATAACAGTTTCAAACTCTCGTCTTGTCTTGTTTCCTTTTTGAAACTGCCCTTCTTGCGGTTTATTAATTCCATTAACCCGCTGAGCCATATCTAGAACTAGCTCTGCACCCTGAACCCAACCAGCCATGTTCTGTTCCTGAAAGGGAACTACTGCAAAAGCTTCTCCAACACCTTTGTTGTAAGCCGAGTTTTTAACTGGAATCCGTGCGACCGGATTATCTTTATTAATGTCCGCCTCACGGATTCTGGAAGGGTCGTAGAAGATTCTATCCATAACTCGCCGTCTGTCACCCTGAGCTTTACATGCCATATTCGCAGTGGCAATCTGCTGATAGGGAATAACGTTCCAGGCAAAGGACTTTGTTTGGAACCACAATCCATCTTCGATAGGTTGCCCAAACACTGTAGGAAGCATGTTATGGGCATTTGTAAGTCTCTCGAAATAGATTACATATTGGTGGTTGATTAGAATCAATTTCCAAATTTGGGGATGAGAAGCAAAGGGAGTTCGAATGTTGAAATCAGAAGGAATAATCCTCACGTAGAGGGTTGTTACTTCATAGATTCCATACATCGGCATTACTTTATTGGGGTTTTCCAGCCCCGACCAAGCAAGCCAATTTAAGTTTACGTTATTAACCGGGGAGTTTCCAAGTGCATTGGGATTAATCTGGGGAATGTAGTATTGCTGAGCCATCATTCCCCCGCCAATGTTGGAACTAAAGGAAGGCTCAATATTCTTTTTAACTAAGCCTTCTTGCGGGAGACTGTTGATTAGAGTTTTCAGCATAACTCTAGTATAAATCTCAGTGTAGCCTCCAAATTCCCCTTTCTGGGCTACATCCGCAATCGGAACTCGCATATCAAAAATGCAGTTATAGGGGTCAATCCGCTTACAACGATTTCCTTGCCAAACAATCTGCTCAGGTTTTCCTTCATTGCCATTTTTAAAGCTTGCATCAGTAACTAGACTATAAGTTGTCTCTCTAACCCACGAGGTATCAATTCCCATGTAGTTATACTTCAGTCCATCACGGAAAGCCATCATGAATTCCCGCACCCATTTTCCTTTAACCTGTTGCTGCTGAAAAATGGTATCTACCTGCAGAGCAACATCAATGTTTTGTGGCGTTCCCGCGGCGGAGAACATAGGAAAACCGGTGAGAAAGCTAGAAACGAGATAAGCTAAACCTGTTTCTACTTGGGGATAGACAATTGGAACTACGGGGTCTTGAATCTTCCTAAAATCTCCCTGTGCATTAGCAAGAATGCTTTGCACATTGTCATAACCTAAATTTCCTTCCCGCATATATTGCTTATCAACAAATTCCAGCATGGGACGAACACTCCAACCCATGTTGAATTGTGCATAGCAAGCTTGTTCAAACTGAACAAAACCTTGCAGAGTTGCATCGGTAAGAGAAATAGGGGTAGATTCAGCAGCCATTTTAGTTATCCAATTTAAAAGGAACAAATCTGTTCTTGGGATACAACCTTAGCTTTTGCCCAAGCATCATCTTCAAGAGCTTCGGATGTTTGGCAAGACCAGTAGTGTTCTTCCACCATCTGTCTTGCATAAGCACAAACATCCAACTTGTTATCTAAGTTATCAGTTTTCTTCGGGTCAAACTGACAAATTTCAAATATTACTGCATCCCAGACTAGATCGCCAAGATAGAGTTCTGGTTTAGCAGCGATTAATTCTTTAAACATCCGCGAGATTCTAGAAACTTTACTAACTCCGCGGGGAGCCACAGGAACACAAAGAATCTGACCGTGGATTTGTAGTTTATCCATTGCTTGGCCAAACCAATAAAGCAAGGTAGATTGATAAGCTACATCTTCAATTCCAATGCAGGGACAGCCAGTTTCAAAACAAAGCTCAAGAGCTAGGCGGATTGTTTCTCCCGGGCTAAACTTTCCAGATTTTAGTCTTTGGAGGACTGGAGTTTGATCGTAGACTTCAAAGTATCCAATTTCAACATTATCTCCATTAAGCTTTCCTGAAGCTGGGTCAATAATAATAAACTTTGCGTCGGGTTTGCTAAATCCATCTTTGTAAGGATTTTTAGGGATTTTCGAAACATCAATTCCAGCTCTACTTCCTGCAAATTCATCGTTAAGAACCTCAGAGAAAAAGATCTCTGGATGCCCCATTGCAATATCGCTCTTTAGTTCTGAGACGATTTGCTCATAGGGATAAAGTTCTTCCCAAATAGATTCTCCGTTAATGTCAATTGCACCTGCAATAAAGGAAATCCATTCAGGATTATGTTTAAGCTTTTTCAGGATACAAGTCATTTGAGCATACATATTTCCAATGTAGAGAAATGTGCAGCCTTCCTTGCCTCCTGCTTTCATTGCAGTGCCAACCATCCAGCGTTCTAACTTCTCAGATTCAACTACAGATTCTGCACATTCTGCTGTTTGTATATCATCAAAGATCATGAAATCCGGGCGAGTAAGTTTAAGATTCAAACCCCGCATGGAAGTTCCAGCACCAAGAGCTGCTAGAATCATATTCTTTCCACGGAAGCCAAACTTTTTAAGTTTTGATTGATCTAATTCCTTATTAACCCGCCAATCCCCGAAAACTTTCTTAAAGTTATGGGAATCCATGAAATCTATTACGTCTGCAATTGTGTTCTCTGCTAGTCCTTCCCGAGAACTGTAGACGCAAATAAATTTCTTTTTTGTAAACAGAATAGTATAAACAATTAGCAAGCGGATTACAGTAGTTTTGCCTAGTCCGCGGGGGAGCCCAATTGCTATCTTTGAAAAATCCCGCAGCCTTTTAAGTCTGTCACAAAGCAGAATCCAAATTTCAACAAAAACCGGGGGAAACGCATACTTAAATACATCAGGATTTAGAAACCCCGCAAGAAAATCCAGGCTGGCTTTGCAAGCTTCTATGATTTCTTCAAACTTTACAGTTATTTCTTTTGTTGTTGAACCCCCAGATTCTGCTTCTGGAACGCGGGTTGTTTCAACATCAAAAAGACTGTGCAGATCATCTGCTTGTTTCAAAGACCTAAATCCTTTTCAATCTCTTTCAGAATCCTAATGGCTTTGTCTGCATCAAGCTTGCGTTGTTCTTCCTCAGCAATCTGCTGCTTAGTTTTATGAAACTTGCAAGCCTCAGAACATTTCTGCTGTAATTGGTTCTGGGGCATTCTTGACTTTGTGATTATCATCTTGCTCTCCTTCTAGTGCCTTGCGGGAATCAGCCTCAGCAATTCTGGCCAATAAGTTTTTAGCCCCAATTGTTGCCATAGTCTTTCCTTGGACTGAGACAACTTGGTTTTCATTATTAATTTGAATGTTTTGAACAAGAACTTTAGGAAGCACAATCGAAACCAAAGAATCTCTAATATTCAGGGTTTGCTCAGTAGGAACACCTGCACCCCGGCGAACCATTTTGTTTACTCGTTCCAGCGCGCTTAGAATCTTGTCAGGATTCATAAACAAGTCAATGTTTTCTTCGAGCTTGTTCAGAAGGGTATCTTCTAAGCTGTTATATCTTTCATCTCGTAGGGTTGCGCTTTGCAGCAAATCTACTTTCCTGGCTGCTACTGCTCCAGCAAAAGTATCATCCTTTAAGAGTTCAGTAATATAACTTTGCTCACATCCTACTGCTAATGCCGCTGCTGCCGGGGAGACCCCGTTTCCGAGAAGTTCCTGAATCTTTTCCTTCATGGGAGTTTTCCTTGCATGTTTCTAAGTGTTTCTAAGTTGATAACATTATCTCTTGTCAGGGGTAAAGTAGCAAGTGGAGATCGGAGCTGGCTTTCTTAATTTTTAAAAAATTTTTTTTGAATTTAATTTCTTATGTTGTTTTCAAAAACTTCAGAAATTTTTAACGCGTGACTTAGGATATAAGAGAGGCCGCACCCCAAAAAGGCCCCTTACCGGCCTGATAAATGCGAATCATTCTCATTCTCATTCAGCCTGCGTGACCAGCTAAGTTAGTAAGTACTCACTATCTAATCTCATATTGTTAGTGAGTACTAACTAACTACCCATCCTGCCGGGTAGGGTAATGATAATCATTCTCACTGCGGGGATTGATAGCCTACCGTCTATCAGTTGACGAATTTTCGACAGGCTGTAGATTCTTCGGCATGGCTAAGTCTTTGATTCTAAAGGCTTTCTTCTAGCCTATGTCAATTTTTCGTCATTTTGCTTGGCATACTTGTTGCTTAGGTTTTAGCTAAGTACTTGATTTGATTGAGTTTTTTATTTTCTACCTAGCATGGCACGCCGCTTGCTACATAGTAGGCATGAACATTTTCTTATTTTGTGCAGTGCACCATTGTTAGTAACAAGTGTGAGAGGCTTTTCTCTGTTTTTCAACTGAAAAAAAGGATTAGAACCATGAAGAAATCATTGGAGGAATTGGACAATGCCTACACCAAGGCATGTGTCAAGGCCGTTAAGGCCGATTTTGACTACGCCAAGGCCAAGGCAAATGCCGAGGCCGCTTGGGCCGAATACTTCTCAGCCAAGGCTGCATGCGAGGCCAGGGCCAAGATGGCGTGAGACTATCATGTACACACTCCAAATAAATGCGCAAGGCAACCGAATCGTATGCAAGGGTTCTGTTGCGCGAAACACTTACCGTATTATTTTCGCTGGCAGCTATGCGGCTTGCCAGAATTATCAGTTTATCTAGGAGCCACGAAAATGAAGACATCCGCAGCAAAGGCTGCCAAGGTCGAGGCCGCATGGGCCTCCTATGTTAAGGCTAAGGCCGACTGGGCCGTCGCAAAAGATGCATGGATCACCAACGCCAACGCCAAGGTCGCAGCCAAGGCCGATGCGGCCTACACCAAGACCGTGCGCGCGCGGGGCGTCTGGGCCAAAGTCAGGGCCAAGGGCCAACATGGCTAAACTTTCAAAACAACAATCTGACGCAATCGCATTAGGGGCACGAAAATGAAAGCCACCGTGGAATTTGTGCGAACAGGCACGCAAGATGTGGATGTAGAAATAGAAATAGGGGAGCAACCGTTCGTTGCCGCAGATTGGGACAGGGGCAACGCCCGGCATGCCGGGATCACTGGCAACGGCACCCTAGCCGGATTGGTGGCTTGCGCTGCTGCTATCCGAGCGCATACTGAGGGCATGCAAATCGGCGAACGGTTGTGGGCCGTCGCGGGCGACGAAACGCGAGTTGCGGCTTATCGTCGTTTGCTGCGTTACGGATTTGCGCAAGCGTCAGAATTTGGATTTAACCACGACGGCAGTCAATGGCGCGGCGAGGGGCGTATTTTCGTTTTTCAACGGGAGTAAGACTACCAGTAGAACGGCAGCAACAATACCGGCCCGCAATCGTGCGGCCGGAATCTCAAGGAGAATAAAGTGCACATGTTAACAGACTCAGACTACCAAGCCATCGCCATTGCGGAGGCCGCACTATCAGCAGCAAAAGCCCATACCGGCGGTCGTTATGCCGGATGGCTGCGCCAGATGGCGCGCAACAGTTACACGATAGATCCGACACGCCCGGCGCCTGACGCGAACGACGATGAGAAGGAAAGGTTACACGCGGTCGCGCTCACTGCCGTTAAACAATGTATTGCTATGGACGCAATATCCCGGCATGACGCCATAGTCCGCGGATGGATTCGCAACGGGCAGTGAAAAAAAGGATAGAATCATGGCCAAACTTTCGAAGCTGCAATCTGAGGCAATCGCATATGCGATCAATGGGATTCTCGTTGCGCAAAAAATGCAGCAGGAAGCCTGCAAGAATCCCAAATATAATCATGCCGCGTGGCTACAACAAGAATGTAATTATTGGCTACAAATACAAGCCGCTGGTGTGGAATTGATACCACATCAAAAGGCCCTTGCCGATAAAGGGAGATTCGATACATTTTCGCGGATAGTTGATGCGAAAATGCAAAAAAGATAGCTAAAGGCTTAAAATCCCCTTGACGCAGGTGAGGGGCTTTTGAGATAATAGTTTAACGGTGAAGCGCCCGACCGATTACAGGGCGCAAAAGCATAGAGGAAAATTGCAACAATGGAAACCAACCAAGTAATTGAAAATGAAGCGCCGCAAGCCGTCGCCGAAGTACTGGTGCTGGGAACGAAAGCTGTTAGCGACAAATACACATTTAAAAAGGATAAAACGACGGGAGTTAAGCGCCCGCACTTTATGGTTAGTATCCCAGTGCCCACACTGGAAAGCCTGTTCGCTGGCGCGGATATTGCCAAGGATGCGGAAGGGAATTATATTCATCCTGAGCATAAAGAGATTTTCAGCCTTTTGCAGGATGCGGTCAAAAAGGCAGGAAAAGAAATCGTGGACGCATCCACGGATAACGAAAGTGTGGTATTTCCTGATGGGATTTGGGATTTTGGCAAGCTTGCACGTCAACCTAAATACGCTCGCGCGGGGAGCGGAGTTGAAAAAGAGGATTTGGAAGCGCTTTGTCAGTCGTATAAAGATATCATGTTGCCGATTCTTGGCGAAGCGAAAGCGCGAGGGATTAAAATTGCCTGCCAGTATTTTATGCGCAGATGTTCGGGAATTGATGCGGTTGAAAAATCTGTAATCGCAAAAATCCGTGAAAATCTCGGTACTTGGTTCGTGAGTATTGACGCGGATAAACAGGAAACTTTTGCGACGGTATATGAATACTTGGATGGCAAGCTTGGCGAAGTATTGAACCTGAATACGGCTGAAGTGTTTTAAATCCTGATTGAAGGGAGTTAGCAATAACTCCCTTTGATAAGGATTTAGCAAGGCAAATGGATACTAACCCGTCTAAGGATGCTAGATTGTGAATAACTCTAAGCAATCAACGCAAGTTATACAGTTAAACCTAGTAGCTAACTCCAAGCCGCTAGAACCAATCAAAGTTATTTATCCTAAATATGACTGGGATTATCCCGACAACCACGGGAAAATCTTAAGTCTAGTGCGCTGTTATGTGGAAAATGCTAGAAAGGCTTTTCACCTTAGCACAGATAGATTGCCCATGCCGGTTTTGAGTTATAAACTGCGGGGCAGATTGTTGGGGAAGTGTAGGGCATTTCATGGCAAGAATCATTGGATTCTATTTATAAATCCTATTCACGCGGATTCTAGCCATATGGTGCAAGTAACTAATACAGTTGTGCATGAGATTTGTCACAAGGTTACATGGATTTTGCATGGATTTAGAGTTATGCCACATGGAAGGGAGTTTGAATTCGTCGGGGAAATGCTAGGACATGCACTAAGCCGGGTTATTCAAGTTCCTGAATACTTTGAGGCGGCACGCAAGATTAAGGCAGAAAAGCAAGCGGGAAAACGTAACCTTAAATTGGAGGATTTTTAAATTGGCAGATAGCTAATCCCTGCCTTTCCAATCTTTCCCTTATTTCCTATCTTTCCTATATCCCCTATGCCCTACTAACCCTAACCTAATGTTACTAGGAATAACCCTCTGCTAAAGGTTAGTAGGGGTTATTTTTATTTTCATTTAATTTTTTATACCCCAAATAAAACACATTAACAGTAGGACATTGCATTAAGATTAGTAACATTGTTGGAACCTTTGCCGGGGAAGGGGTAATAGGAAAGACCGGAAAGATAGGAAAAAACAGAAAGACAGGGATTGAAGAAAATTGAATTTAACTAACTTTAAGGATGCAGAATCAGATGAAGATACAGATAGAATTAGATAGAATTGACGTTGTTATTGATGATATTAAAACCTTACTGAAAAACATTGAAAGGTAAAATCATGAACCAGAACCAATCCCGCGTTGAAATTGAAATTAAATGCTATGGCCCCGAAGGAAAAGAATACTACACTAAGCAACTAACCATAACAGGGCCGATTGAAAAACAATCCGTGCTAAGGTGGGATTTTAATATATTTGAATACCGGCTGCAAAAGGTAGTTAAAAGTTTACCCGGGCTTGTAATGAAAACTAATCTTGAAAGAAAGGAACCAGCATGAATAACACCGGTCGAATCTTTCAACTTCAAATCAATGAACAGGCAATTAACTTTCTAAAAGAAATTGCCCTTCCACTAACAATCAGTGCAATGGAGGATGAAGCTAAAAACATTCTAGCCTCAGATTCTTCGCCAGATGAACAACGCAAAAATTTAATTAAGGCTAATGCAATTCAAGACTATTCAAAACAAATGATTAGTTATTTCAATGGTTTTCTTGCAGCTAATCCTAAATCTACAACTGAGGAATAATCCATCATGAGCATTTACGATCCTGATTGGAAATACACAAAAGCGGAAGATATGAAACCGGATTATCTCGAAAAGAAATTCGCAGATATTAAACGATACCAAGAAATAAATCATTACCAAAAAACTAACCAAAATCAATATGCAATGCCAGCAGTTTGGCGCAGTAACAGGCCACAAAAGAAACTCATGGAAGAAATTCAAAAACCAAAGTTTTTTTCTGATGAAAAACCTTTTTGATTCTAACTCTTTAACTTTTTAGGATACTAGCCATGCCGCAACGTTGCCGATTTTCTGGCCTTCAACTTCCTGCATCCCCGGATTTTCCATCAATTCAACTAAAGTGGGATGCACATTTAATCTTCCGCGCTCCCTTTAGGATTCTTGTTGACGAGATTGAAAACAGGAAAACTCTAACTCCCCGCCAGCAAAGGCTACTCTTTCTAGCTTTGCTAAAGGAAACCGATCTTTGCATTTTTGAATCCCCTGCACTTCCCTCAGATAGAATTATTGAAACTAACTTTGCAAAACTGTTGGATGTTTGTTACTTCATTTTCCAGCATCGCACACTCTATGATTCTTTCCCGCGTTATCGGATTGATAACGGGACTTGCAATCTGGCTAACATTGGAACCATCCTAGATACTTGGCTATCTGTCCGGGATACAAATCAATCCAAATGGGATAAGAAAGGTCTAGACCTTATTATGGCCGATCAAGCCCTAGAACAAAAAATCACAAAAGCAATTCTAAGCAAAAAAGACCTCACTCCCAATTTTAATAAAACTCTAATCCGTTGGGCTTTGGAAACTGCCGAAGCTCCCAAAGGAAAATATGTAAAATGGTCTAGAATCTTTCTTGCTAGCCATTCCCGCAAGTGCCCATTGTGCAAAGGGGATGGAATGTTTATTTTCTTCCACATTAATAACAAAGAATCCTGCCCTACTTGTGAGGGAACAGGTAAGATTTCTGATATTGAAAAGCTCTCATTTGATGGAGTAATGGAACTTAGAAACTTCATGGTTCTACACTTGCCTGAGGAAACAAGCTATGAATCTACTAGAAAACGTGCGGTTCTCCATCATCTTAGCAAAAAGCTTAAAGCTATCCAACAACTCCGCAATGCTTTTGGGCTTAACATTTATGACAGTCCCGAGGATGCAGAACGCGCAATGCGGGATAAGCGCAATTCCCCTACTGCAATTCCAGAACCAAAACCGGAACAATTCCAACGCAGAATTGATTACTTGCGGGAGCTTGCTAAGTATCGTGCCCAAGAAACCGCCGAGGATTCTGAGACTGAGGAAGAATCTGATGTTGAAGAATTGGAACCAGAGATTCTAGTAGATGATTCAGAAGAATTAGAATCTGAGGAATCCCCTGTCACTCCCCGCGCTATTTCTTCGGATGAGTTTTAACATGCAAACAATTGATGCTGCTACCTATCTGCATATGACCAATTCTTTTTCCATGCCTGAACCAATCAAGGCTAAAATGGATAGAATGTATTTAAAGGTTTGGTCTTTCTCTTACTTTCTTAGTCAATCATTTATTGAAACTAGCCAGAACTCCAGAGTTGTTTATGTTACTGACTCTGACCAAACGTGGAAAGTAATACCGCAATGCAATTGGAGTGATATTCTTTTCGATGAAAAACATAGCCAGATTGGATTGTCTTTCAGAGGCTTGACAGATTATGGCTTTTATGCGATAATTAAACCCTGGGAATCTAAGTATTCGCTTCGTTTTTCACGTCATATTAGGGAAGGATACTAACTCCAATGGCAACTATTAAAGAACTAATCGAAAAAGCAAGACAGCAAGCAAGCAAGAATCCGCAACTTAAAATCCATGTTGAAAGGAAAATCCTTCAGAACCCCGCAGCAGAAACTGAAAAGAAAACTGAGGGAATCCCGCAAGCAATTGCACCAATCAAGCAGAATGATAGCAATCAGGAAAAAGATAGCAATACTAGAAAACCAGCAGTAGAACTTAATCCTGAACAACTCCGCGCCTGTCAATTAGGTTTGGAAGGTTCAGATTTTTGTTTGATTGGTGCAGCAGGAACGGGTAAAACTACTACGCTTCGCACTCTGCTAGAGGATATGATTGCAAATGATAAACTTCCACCGTTTCAATCAGGCACTAAATATCTTTTTGCGGGAACACCTAGTTGTGCCATTGTCTCTTATACCCGCCGTGCTGTTAGAGTATTACGTAGGAATATGCCTGATGGTCTGCGTGCCAATGCTATTACCATTCATAAACTCTTAGAATATGAACCCGTTTGGTATGAGATTGAAACTCCCGACGGGCCTAAAAATACAATGCGATTTGAACCGCAACGCACTGCATTGCGTCCAGTCCCCGGAATTAAACTTGTTGTTATTGATGAAAGCTCAATGTGCTCTGTTGATCTTTATGAAAAACTCCGTGCTGCTTGTCCTAATGCACATTTTATTTTTGTTGGAGATATTCAACAATTGCCCCCAGTTTTCGGCAGTGCTATCTTGGGTTTCAAACTCTTAACTGTTCCTGTAGTTGAGCTAACTCACGTTTACAGGCAAGCCCTAGAATCTCCAATCATTAAACTCGCGCATAGAATCCTTAGTGGTAAACCTCTCCCACCGGATGAATGGAAAAACTATGAAAAGCCGGGAGAGCTTACAATCCGCCCATTCAAAAAGCGTGTTGAAGGTTCTACTGCACTTCTAGCAATGAAGCAATGGATGCGTAGCATGTGCCGTTCAGGAGATTTTAATCCTGAAACTGATGTTATTCTCTGCCCCTTTAATGTTAGCTTGGGAACTAAAGAGTTTAACAAAACTATTGCGGATGAGTTTGGAAAGATTCGTGGTGCTCCTGTCTTTGAAATTATTGCAGGCTTTCAGGAACATTACTTTGCGGTCGGAGACCGGGTCTTAGTTGATAAGATGGATGGAATTATTGCTAAGATTGTTCGCAACGGAAAGTATACAGGCAAACCATTTAAGAAAGAAAACATTAACCTCAATCGTTGGGGACAGTTTGATGCACGCCCAGGTGAGGATGAATTGCACTTGATTGGACTCTCTGAAGATCAAGCAGAATTCATGCTTGAAAACGAAGATACTGAAACCGATGAACGCAAGGCAGAAGCCTCACATATTATTGATGTAACTCTGCTTGATGATGAAGGAAATCCCGGCCCTATTACTGAAACTCTTAACACTGCCGGGGAGATTAACAATCTAGACTTTAGCTATGCCCTTTCTATTCACAAATCTCAAGGCTCTGAATGGGATAAAGTTTATCTTATCCTCCATCAATCTCATGCTACCATGAATCAGCGTGAACTACTTTACACTGGAGTTACCCGTGCTAAACGAGAACTTTACATTGTATGTGAAAACCGCTCACTTGCGCATCGGAAAGATTCAACTTTTGAGACGGGCATACTCAGTCAAAAAATCAAAGGTAATAGTTTGGCGGAGAAGGCAGAGTTTTTTAAAGGTAAGCTTGATTCTAACTCCAATCTTGCAGAGAGAATCCTGTGACCCCAAGCCCAGAACTAAACGCGGTTCTAATACCAAACCTGCTAAGCATGGAAAAACTAAAATACACAGACCTAATAGAGTTTACGAGGTGGATTGGCTTGAGTGATTTTAGTAAAAGAGAACAGCATATAACCCTTGGGATGGTAAGAAATCTTAGCATCTGGGATGTTACTGAAACAAAGATAGATAGATTTGGGCCACAAGCATGGAACTATTTTCTTTGTTTTCAACATCTTCAATGGTTAATGGCAAACACGGGGATTGACACTCAGCAGAAAATCTGGGATAATGTATGTAATCAATCAAGAATCCGTGCCCTATGGCTACAAGAAAATATGCCGCACTTGTATCAAAACTCTTTGCAGGAGAATCAATCTTCCTAACAATTGATTCCTCCCGCAGTCCACAAGCTGTGCATGTAGCACTTTGTAAAGAAAAGAAACTACAAGAGAACTTCCTTAATGAATTTGACTGTGCTCCCGAACATCATAAACTGAGAATGAAAAAGCTACCAAACCCCGCAAACACATACCAATTTTACTTAGAAGAAGTTAAGCTTGGCTTTACTATCTTGGATGAACCACCGGGGATTACAGAAGATGGCAACTAGAAAACTCAGAATCTATGAAGGTGTTTGGGAAAAACTTAAGAAGGATGGCAAAGCTTTTATCACTGCCAAAGATTCCAAACAGAAAGCACGCATCATTAAGGGCGTGATTAAAGAGAAGTATCAGGATGATGAAAACAAATTTAACTATGAGAAACTTGAATACAAAATCTATCCCCATGGAATCAATTTTATTTTAAACAAATGCCCCTCAATTAAGGACTTCTAATTATGAACATTGACGGTAAGCCAGAACATACAATGCAGGAAGTTATGCAAGCTCACGTTGCTAAAATTGGTGACTTCCCCGGGCTTGGCACTGAATCTAAGAAACCCTTGGATGCAGAAGCGCCTGCTACCATTCCCAACCTTGAGCAGATTAAAGAATTCTGCCATGACACAGGTTCTAATTTCCATATCTCAATGAGCAGGAATAACACTGAGGTTGTTATCTACAATCCCGCGTTGGATTCTAGGGTTTCTCTTTGTGATTCTCGACTCCAACCTAGCTGCATGGTAGCTGATGTTCTTTCTAGGATGCAAAAAGTATTTGAAGATATGAAAGCTGAAGCAGCAGAACTAATTGCTAAAAATGCTTTCAATAATCTTGAGCGTGTTGGACTTCACGCAGTAGGAAGTAAAGAGGGAGAGAAACCGCAATGAGCCAAGCACAATCCCAAGTTAAGGAAGTCCCACTAGATTTTCAAATGAGGCTTGCAGAAATTAAGCGCAAGCTAGAAGTTAACGAGCCAGGTTTTGGAACACTGCTGAATCATATTCATAAACAAATCCACAGTCTCCCAGAACTTTCTTATATCTTGAGTGAGGAAGATATTGGCAGGATTGTTGAATCTAACAAGCGTGAAATGAAAATTGAAATCTCAGCTAAGGAAAAACCTGAAGGTCAATCCCTTAGATCTGAACTGAAAAAAGGAGTAAGCGTTGATGACTTCTAGAATTCCTTATTACCTAAATACAAATACAAAAGAAAAAGCTTGGCCGGCATTTACTGTAGAACTTAGTGAAAATAAAAAAGAATTTAGAATTGTCAGCGTTTATGCCGAATCTGTAGGTGATTGGAAATCTTTAGGTGATTGGGTTAGATTTCCGTGTGGTGAGAATATTACAATAGATTGGTTCTTTGAAAGATTTCTTTCTGAACTATACATGACTGCTTATAACCAAGCAAAATTAGATTTACTAAATTTTATGGGAATTAAATAATCATGACGTCTAAATCCCGCAAGCCAAAGAAAGTTATTAAGCATCGCTTCACTGAAGAAGAATTCCAAATGCATTTAGATTTGGCTAGGAAGTATGGCATTGGTGCTGGACGTGAACAAGCTAGTGCTGGAAGTGCACAAGCTAGGGAAGATCAACCGCATTGGAAATCCCATGAAAAGATTTGCATGGTTCAAGCAGCCAAGGATGTTGCAGCAGCCAATGCCAAACTAACTTATTCAATCTATAAAATCTTGGAGACTATGAAATGACAGCCAAGTGGATTGAAGCTAATGCTTATGAAATCCCCGCAAGGATTACTAATTCTGTTGTCCTCAGTCCGGGAGTTGTGCAACTAACAATTGAATTTGATAAGACAGCAGCACCAAAGAAAAAGTATTGGTATGCACTAGACTTCAAAACAAAACGCTACATTCAAGTGCAAGCCCGGGATGTTTATGATGCTATTGAGCGGGTTAAAGCAAGTCTGTTTGATTTTACTAGCTTGCAAGAAAAGAAACCTAACGCTGTTTTCTGGACTCGCGCAATGACAGGCATGAGAACTAACCGTGTTCCCCGCAAGGTTAACCAATATAAGAAGCGTTGATATGGGTAGACTCTTAGTAACAATGCTTCCAGAATCTTGGATAGAATTTCACAAAGAATTAGCACGCCACCACAAGCCACTCTATAAACATTTACAAGCGTTGGAAAATGCAGGTGGAACTGATGAAGTTGTAGCCTATCTTAATATTGTTTTAGGTTGTGAGGTAAATCATGGTGAAAGTCTGGAGCGTGCAGGAACAATCTTTCGTAACGCCCTGCTTAGAAAGTCAGGAGCTATTCTACTTCCTGATATGTCAGTCGTTCGGCCCTGGG